GTTCGGAGTTGCAAAAGCCCTTAAGCAGAAAAGGTGGAAGGAGGCGATTAATTACCTCCCTATCTTCTCTCCTAAGGCGGCTGCGAGGCGTAGGACTAACGATCCGAAACTGCGTAAGCAGCTGGAAAAGAGTCTCAAAGAGTCTAAGTACTGGGAATCAATTAAACGAAACCAGCATGACGGGCTTAATGCGGCTCCCAAGGCGATTGCCTCAGGTGTGCTCAGTTTGCAGAACGGTTGGAAACCGTTCCTTGGAGATATCCATAATGCAGCTGAGGCGTTGGCACAAAGGAACATGCCAGCCGATTGGGTTATTACCGGTATAGGTAAAGTTGTCCACCACACCAATACGGTGGAAGTGGTCCGTGGTTTGGGTGTCGTTGGTACACGCGACGTCGCTCAGCACACGATGATTCATACACAGGGTGCCAAGGTTCGCCTTGATGCTACTGTGTCAGATCAGATGCTTCACCTTGTCGCACAATTTGGGCTTAATAATCCGGCCCATACAGCTTGGGAGGCATTCCCCCTTACTTATCTGGTTGACTACCAGTGGGCGATGGGCGAATACCTCGAGTCCCTTGGGGCTGCAGATGGAATGAGATTCCTTTCTGGGAGTTTCACGACATTTGGTGAGTATTTGTGCGAATCTACCGCAGTGGATGATGAGTCCGACTGGATAGGTACTTTACACAGGAAACTGTGGGAGCGAAAAATTTATCTTTCGTTTCCTGTACCCATCCCTCCGCTGAGTTTAAAACCCAAACCGCTCACTTTCATGCAACAGGTGAATGCTTTATCTGTTGGCTTCTTGAAAATGTGCGGCTACGATGTCCCCTTCGCAAGAAGTGGATAGGGCTTCTTCACCCAATTACCCAAAAGCAATCCTGCTTAGGGTACAACTAAGGAATAGCCAGATGGCACTCAGCAACATAGTAATTGCGGACGGTGCAACGACACCAGTGAACCACACGTACGTCCCGCAGAACGGGCAGATCGGCAACACGCCGGCTACCTGGTTCGAGAAGATTGTGTCTTTCAGCAGTCTTGCGTGGCGTCGTGTTACGTCCCTGGTCCAGTTGTCAGCGAAGCCGACAGGCGACCACAAGTGCTCCATGCAGATCCACGTTCCGTTCGTAAGGACGGTCGATGGTTCCGAGGTTTTGGACGGTACGATCTCGTCATACGTGACGATGGTTATTCCGGCGAATCTCGCTACGGATGTCAACCTGAAGGACATCAAGGCCCTCACGGCCAATTTGATGGATCAGACGGTGGCTGCGGAAGTGTTTTCCCAGCTGAAACCCTCGACCTGAGTTCACCCTGGTCGTGACATCTGTGGGCAGCCCCTATGGGCTGCTTTTACTCACCACGGCAGCTTTGCCGTGCTAAAAGGAATAATCCAATGAGTAAGAAGAACCTTTCGACATCCCAGGAAACAATCTGGGGTCCGAACGTAGCGGTTGACTTCAGTCTTGAGACTTACGTCGAAAAGCTTGGTACGGTGTTAGGCGTTTCCTTGTCTAATTTCGCGCCCGGTAAAGTAGATGTGATGTTTGAGGATGCACCTTCGCCCATCCGCGAAAAGGCTGTTCGTTATCTCTTCGAGGAAATTCTCTCAAAGTATGACGACGGTCTTAGTAGTGATGGGAAATACGATGCGTGTATGCGACGGTTTTTCGAAGCCGAAGCTCTGTGTAGAGAAACGAACACTCGTTTCCGACAACGCGATTTCCTGTTCCAGGGAACGACTTCCCCTGAGTTCAGCGTTGCACGTGCCTTGTGGCTCGCGCGGCGGAAAATGGAATGGTTGTTGGGCGAGTATAGCGACTCTGCAGTTAGCGATGGATTTGGTTTTGGGCCTGGTGCAACCACTCGGTTACCACGTCTGCAATCAGATTTAGCCAACAAGTTGGGGGGTATCCCCCACGCAACACAAGCAGCTGCTTCCTTTGTCAGGGATATTCTCCCAGACTACCCCATGTGGGGACGTGCCCTTAGGCGCGAAGGTGCCTATTGCGAAATCGTGATAGGTAACAGAGTAGTAAGCGTTCCGAAGAACTACAAAACTGACCGAGCCATCGCCATTGAACCTGACTGGAATATGTTTCTCCAGAAAGGGATCGGTGGGCATATACGGCGACAGTTACGTCGAGTAGGGATCGAGCTGTCGGACCAAAGTAATAACGCGTTCTTAGCGGGTTTAGGGAGCCTTTACGGCGACCTGGCCACCATCGATCTATCGATGGCCAGCGACTGCATGAGTTATGAACTGGTTCGGTTCCTTTGTCCTCCTGATTGGTTTGACGCACTTGAGCAGTGCAGAAGTCCAGTTGGGGAACTTCCTTCGAATAGATTTGTTATCTATGAGAAGTTCAGCAGCATGGGTAATGGCGCAACGTTCGAGTTGGAGACCGCTATTTTTTGGTCCCTAATGTCGAGTGTCGTTGAGCTCATGCAGCTGGAGGATTCCCGAGTCCTGGTGTACGGTGATGACATCGTAGTGCCGACGGAAGCTGCGCCAAACGCGTTAGAAACACTGCGTGTGGCGGGGTTTTTTACCTAACCAGAGTAAAACTTTCTGGGAAGGACCGTTTCGTGAAAGTTGCGGAAGCCACTTTTACGAAGGGCAAGAGATCACACCTATATATGTTAAAGAAGCGGTGGACCGCTTGGAC